CAATCAAATTCAGGGAATTTTGCAATGCTGGCCCTGCAATTCCACGAAATGAATTGCAAATCACTTACAACCCAACACCTGTAAGCCCTGAAGTGGTTGCAGAGGCAAAACGTAAACTCGCAGAATTAAGAGGAAAGAAGCACACAATATGACATTAGATGAAGCACACCGTATTTTGGATACTCAAAAAGATGGAACAAGACTCCACCCCGTTATCAAAATCACAGAAGCATTGTGGGCAACAGGAGACATTAGCCGATCACTACCAGTCCACGCTAGACCATTTGATTCTGATGGCATCAATGAATGGATGGAAAGCCTATGCGTGGGGCAGGGCGAAAGAACTGGAGACACACTACTTGGGGATTTATCAGGGAATCAGTCAGGACTTGACAAAAAAGATGAAAGAACTCAATGATTTACATCGGTTGTGATCCGGGTTCCGTATCAGGCGCAATAGGTGCTCTTGATAATTTTGGTAATTATCTTGAATCTTTTAATATTGAGCATAAAGATAAACATATCTTAGCTTTAGTTTTCAAATCAAAATTGTTATCAATAATTGACCCTAAAGAGGGTGCAGAGATTTGCATGGAACAGGTGCATTCAATGCCAAACCAAGGGGTTAGCTCTACTTTTGCTTTTGGTCGTGCCGTAGGTGTTATTTCAGCCGTTTGCGAGTTAACCCGATACCCTGTTCATCTTGTCACTCCGCAAAAGTGGAAAAAGCACTTTCACCTATCAGCCGATAAGAATGAAAGTCTGGATATGGCACGTTACCTATGGCCTGAAGCTAAATTAAAGCTGAAAAAAGACGGGAACAAAGCAGAAGCCCTACTAATCGCAGAATATTTAAGGCATGAGTTACATGGTATCGAAGCCAAAAAACAGAAGTCAACCCCCTAACACCAAGGGACAAGTCGTTTTCTACACTGAACGGGAAAAAGTCGCACTGAAGCACATTGGCGGCGGTTCAGTGGCTGAGGGTGCAAGGGTTTCGATTCGATGGGCGGCGCATTTTTGGAATGTCGGATTAAGACCAGATCACAATTTAAACCATGTTGGACTGAGTTTATTTGTCGATGATGAACACGCAGATGACCTATGACGTTAAAAATACCCTTAAAACGGCTTAAAAGGCACTTTTCAGGGCTTGATTTTGTTTAGCCCTCAATACCCTACCTGCTTTTGCTTGCATGGGCTTAAATTTAGGCAAGAAAAAACCGCCCGTAGGCGGCTGAATGTTAGCGTGTACTAACTTAATGTTCTATGTAAGGCTCGCAGTCTTTAAGCCAAACATTAAATTCTGCAATTTGCTCTGTTTCAGTAGCAAACCACAAGACTTCAACCACCTCGTCAAAATCATCATCTGAAACAATTACCTCAATGCAATAAGGGAATTCAGGGTTATATTTTGCATCGTAAATTTTATGAACTTTCATTTTTTAACACCTTTCATTTTCTGAGAATAATTTTCAAAATTAAAGCAATGGCGGCGTAAATCATAATTGTTTTTCTAATGATGTTAGAAATTCAATAACTGAATTTAAGCCTGACTCAATTGTGCATTCATCAAAATCAGAATTATATTTTTGCTTTAATAGTTTTTGAGACAATGCCGCTTTAATATCGTAAAGGTCAAATAAAACAGAGGTCAATTCATTATGGTCAACCTCTAACTTTATGGGGTTTTCTAACCAGTGTGTGTCGATCATGTTATCACCTCTTTGATTTGTTTTAACTGCCATGCACAGGCGAAGTGCCATGTTCCCAATGCGTCAATAACTGAAGTCAATTCATAAGTAGGGAAATGACTAAGACTTAATTTATTGATATAACAATAAACAATTTCAGCTACTTTTTCTTTTGGAATATTGCAAATTGTGTTGTCGTAAGCCTCTACAAAAGCCTCTTGTTCTGATAATTTCATACTGAAACCCATCCTTTCAATGGCACAAATTGATTCTTAAATTCTGAAACTGTTAAATTCTTAGCAAAATAATCATCATTTACTTGTTTAAAACACGAATAAACAGCTTTCCCATCTTTATTGTGGTTTGATGCCTCTCCAACTAAAAAGGCCGTTTGCGAAATTATTTCAGGCGGCAAAACCTCTAGCATTTCCCAATACATATTTTTAGTGGTAGGTATCCATTGATCGGGGTTTGCGTCCATAGCATCCCACAATTCTTTCCATTCAAGCGGTTTATTCATGCTTTTTCTCCCGTCCAAACAGGACCAATATCATTCCATGTTTTCCAAGTTTCTAAGACATTAGAGCCATAATGCGGCTTTGTCGTGCGAATGTTGACATATCGCATTTCGTCCCGATAACGTGCGGCACGTTCAATTTGTTCGGCTTGCTCAATGGTTTCACATTCAATAATGAGCTTATTTGTCATGCCCTTTGCCATTCCCCATCCTGACATAAATTTGTCAGTCATAGTCACATAAAAAACTGGTTTTTTCATCATTTACACCTATTTAAAAACGCATAAAAGCCTATGCAAGCCTTACATTGTCAAAATGCAAGCCAAAGCCCTAGGGTTTAGGGCAATGGTTTAGATTTTAATTATGCGGTTTCAGTCTCTACTGTTTTAATTTTAGGCAAATAACACCATTCAGGCACACGGGCAAAGTCTCCATCTCTCATAGGCATGATGATGCCTACAAAATGTGAATCAGCCCCTATTGACACAATGCCGCTATCCGTACCCCTTTGCTTGATAGATACATTGCAATTGTTAGATTTTGACCCTTTTAAATCGGTATCAGCATCATGAAATGCCATTAAATAAGAGATATTGTAAGAACTAGGCTTAATGTCATCATCTTTAACCATCATTGGAATGATTCTGTCAGTATCAGGAAAACACCCCTCTGTAGCACTAAAAACACGGGTTGAATTATCCGGTTCGATAACTGTAATTTTTTGACCCTCTACTGTAAAGTGTAGAGTTTCATTACCTTTTTTGCCTGTAGCAGATAATGCTTTCACGGCATCTAAGGGAATAATTACCTTTGATTGATTTTCTACATAATCACTATCAATCAATAAACGGCCTAATACATGACCATTTGTTGATTCTAGGTATGTACCTCTATTATTTTGCACTACATGGATACCCTGTAAATAGTATCGAATATCTTTAATTGCACTGAATCTAGATAATGCTTTTAACTGTTTACGTTGAATTGAGAATTTCATTTTTAACACCTATTGAATGCCTAGGAAAATGCCTAGGTGTTAGGGTACTGCTAACAATACCCTAAACCCTAGTTTTTAGCCCCATACCCCTATGATTAGCATTAAACACGCAAACCCTGTGAGGCTTACCCATATCACAATTTTGTCGATTGATTCCATGTTTACACCTTTGTAATATTGCAATATTCTATCCATTCGTCATTAGTCATTGCATAATTAACTGAATAGAAAACATCATTTAGGGTTGAATCTTGCTCAAATTTAATAAATGCTTCAGTTGCCCCATTGGGCAAACCATTCGATAAATATGGCCTATGAGACACAATGCGACCAGTTGACAACTTAATATCTTTTTTCATGTTTACACCTATTAAGAATTTTTTGCTAACAAATTGAAAGATTTAAGATAATCCCTTGCGCCACTATAAGTGTCGGCCATTATTTTGTCGCATAATTGCCCATTTTTATACAGTTTTACAATGTAATAACCATTGTATTGAATGCGCTCGAATGTAGTGTAGTTCCCGTTTTTTTGCTCAGTAATTTTCATGATTAACACCTATTGAATGAATGATGATTGAATGTAGCATAGTGTAAGACACTACACTATAGGGATAAACCCTATTTATCGGTAAAAATATAATTGTGCATTTTGGACACAATCCCTAGGGCTTGCACCCCAATATTTTCGACCAGTAATGTAACCAGTTACAAACCAGTAACCAGTGATTGTGCATTGTGTAGGCTTCATTTTATGCCCCATTAATGCGGCATATATTGCACCACTAGGCGCACCGATTGAATCAATATTGCATGATTCTATGATGCCTTTACCTATGCTTTGCAAAGCCTTAATTTGTTGATTAGTCATTGTTTACACCTATTAAAAATGATTGATTGAATCCCTAGGAAAACCCCTAGGCATATAACCCCTAGAATTCTAAGGGTTATAAACCTATTGTTTATTGAATCGGCTCAGTTTGAGACACATGGAAAACTGTAGATGATCGGCACAATTTTGTAGGCAAACCCGTGATTTTGTCGTTTGCATCTATCCATGTAACGACTTTAACCCCATGCTCACCCTTAGATACTTGTCGGCCTAGGGCTTTCCATGCGTTATAGGTAAACACGTTAACCCTAGGGATTATGTCGCTAGGATTGATACCCTTCGCCATAAAACCCGTCATGATACTAGGGTAATTCAGCAGAGAATCCCCATTTTTAGCCCTGTTAAGACTTTCAGTTTGTTGCAGTTGTTTATCCATTTTTAACACCTATCAAAAAAGTTAATGAAAATTCCTAGTAAATTACCTAGGTGTAATGGCACTGTTACCAATGCCATAAACCCTAGAATTTAAGCCTGATAATAGGGTTGATAGTGTTTATTCAACTGCCACAATTCGATTATCGGTTCACCACTATCACCCTCATTTACGCAAACGTGAACCACTGTTTTTTTGACCTTAGCAAACCTTACACCATCTAATACGTCAATTTCAAAATTTAAACCATTGGACAATGCCCATGGATTATCGGTTGACCTATAGGTGAACCACTTGCCGCACGTTTTTTCCTGAAATTCACCAATGTTTTTAACGTCAAATTTAAGCATATTTACACCTGTTTAGTTTGTTGTTGAATCACTGATTATTCTTAACCAGTGATATTAATATAACGTATTGTCAAACACTATGTAATCAGTACTTACCCTAGTTTTCCACTATTAATATCTATCAATTAATGCTAATCAATAGGTTTTCACTATTTAACATAATGTGATATTCAGTGAATCCCTGCGATGCTACATCGACCCTACACAAAGTCTAAATGAGAATGATTCTTATTTGTATCTAGCCATTGTCAGTGTTTACTAACATCTAAATGAGAATGATTCGCATTTGCATCTACCTGTAAGTGAGTGCTTACTTCGCTATCGTTATCAGATTGATAGGGGGGAGGGGGTAGTCGTGTGTCTGTAATATTGTGGCAGCCTCCTCTCCACAAGTTAAGCCAATCTAAGTGTTTAACACAAACAACGGTTATTTGGCTGGAAGAAAAGGGTAATCAGTGAGGTGTGTCTTTAAGTTTCATTTGGGCGCAAGCGGCTACCCGATAGAGAATATAGGTGTTTAATGTTTAACAGTAAGCTGATTAGAATGTCTGCCACGAGGAGAGCCTACTTCTAGGCTTATTCTGGATTATCTATGCGGCGTAGTCACTACGATGGCACACCAGCTTCCAAGCGGTCATGACAGGGGTTTACAGGATTGCCCTCTGTCGAGTCGGGTAGCAGAACCGACACTCCTTTTGTTGACACTATACTAGAAAATCATCCCGTCATCAAATACTTTTAAAATCTTTTTAGATGACTGTTTTGCGCCTTGTTGGTAGGCTTGTATTTTCTTAGGGTTGGTTACCTTGCGTTTTGCAATCTTGTCTTCTGCTAGTTTGGTGGCTAGGTTTTTCTCCCAAGATTCCAATGCTTGCGTCATTTCCTTACGCTGTCTCTGTTTTGCCAGTTCTTCAGGTGTCAGTTGAATTGCCATAAAAAAAGCCCTTTAGGGGTGGCACAGTTGCGCCCCGCAGGAATCCCTACAGGCTGTACCACTTCTAAAAGACTCTTAGTCTGGCGCAATCAGACTTACCTCCACTATACAAGAATCTGATTCTGATGTAAAGTGTGTACTAACTTCCAAGACGCATGGAGATTGACTCTAGGGACTACTGGGGTAGCGCAACAGTCTCCAGCCGTGTTGGTGTCAAGTAACGAAACTGTACGCCAGATACCTGATCGGGTGGGTCTGCAAACCCGTAGGTCGCAACGCTGGTCACCAACAACTTCTTCCCACAACTGGATAAAAGATGAACGTGATAGATAGCTTTAAGAAAACAAGGGGTAGGCCAAAGGGTTCTGGCACTATGACCTTGAGGAAGTATGCCGATAACCCTCAAGCCATTACCCTCCCTAAGACTGAACAACAACAAGTCAAAGAACTCAAAGACCTATTAATCAAGAGTGCAGGTGCTAATGTTGTCCACAAGGCAGTTGAGATTGCCATGAATGACGAACACCCTGCTCAAATGGCTGCTATCAAACTCTGTATGGACAGAATGCTTCCCGTTTCCCTGTTTGAAAAAGAAGGTAAGCAAAGGTCAGCAGTTAACATAACTATTTCTGGCATTGGCGGTGTAGTCATAGGGGATAACCCTATAGATGCTGAAGATATAGAAAGCAAAGATGTCTGACCTTAACTTCAGTCTCCTCCCTTGGCAACAGATTGTTTTTAGTGATAAAACAAGGTTTAAAGTCATTGCTGCTGGACGGCGTTGCGGTAAGTCTCGCCTGTCAGCTATCACCCTATTAATAGAGGGTTTGCAGTGTACTGCTGGTTCTGCTGTATTGTATGTTGCGCCTACCAATGGTCAGGCACGACAGATTATTTGGGATGTATTGATGGAGTTGGGGCGTGAAGTTATCCAAGCCAGCCACATCAATAACATGGACATCACCCTGATAAACGGAGCAAAAATCTATGTCAGAGGCGCAGATCGTCCAGATACTTTGCGAGGAGTGTCTCTCACCTACGCTGTGCTTGACGAGGTTGCCGACATCAAACCCGAAGCATGGGAACAGGTTATTCGTGCGTCTTTGTCTGATAAAAAGGGCAGAGCTATGTTTATTGGTACTCCCAAAGGTCGTAACTTCTTCTATGACATCTTTAAACTTGGAATGTCAGAAGAAGACTCAGATTGGAAGTCGTGGCATTTCACTACCAAAGACAACCCCCTGATAGACCCTGATGAGATTGAGTCTGCCAAGAAAACCCTGAGTTCCTTTGCTTTCAAACAGGAATACCTTGCCAGTTTTGACAATGCTGGCTCTGACGTTTTTAAAGAAGAATGGATTAAATATGGAGAAGAACCTGAACATGGCTCGTACTACATTGCTGTCGATCTGGCAGGGTTTGAAGAAGTGGCTAGACAAGCTGCCAATTCCAAGAAAAGGCTAGATCAGACAGCCATTGCTGTTGTCAAAGTAACAGAAGACGGCAAATGGTTTGTCAAAGAAATTGTTTATGGGCGATGGGACATCAGGGAAACTGCGGCTACGATCCTGTTGAAGATGCGGGAATACCGTCCTTTGAGCACTGGAATTGAGCGTGGAGCATTAAAAAACGCAGTTTTGCCGTATTTGAGCGACTTAATGCGTAAAAATAATGTATATTCACACATAGTTGACTTGACGCACGGCAACAGGAAAAAGACTGACAGGATTATCTGGAGTCTCCAAGGACGGTTTGAGCATGGGCGTATTGTGCTGAACTCTGAGGAAGATTGGGATGAATTCAAAGATCAACTCTTGATGTTTCCCGCCCAAGGTGTTCACGATGACTTGCCTGATGCCCTTTCCTACATTGACCAACTGGCTGTAACCTCATACTTTGTTGATGATCAAGAAGATGAGTGGGAGCCTCTAGATATTATTTCGGGGATATAAATGGCAGATGGTTTATTTGATTTGGCAAAAAGATTTATTCCTGCGCCAGCAAGGTTTTACACCCAAACTATGCTTGGAGATAAGACAAAACCACTAACACAGAATGATCTTACGCCAGAAGAACTTAGCCATATTAATGAAGCCATACAAAGTTCAAGGATACGACTTCAGCAAAAATATGAAACTATAAAAAATGCAAAAAGTTTTAATGAGTTACCAAAAGATATTCAAAACAAAATAACATCTAGTGAAGATTATCTTAAATTTGATATAGGTGGAAAAACTCCAGAAGAAGCAAATCTTAAAGGTAAAAATTTATCTGATTTTTTAGCAAATGCTTTGCAAGAAGCAAAAACAAAAGCTATCTTGAATCAACAACAATTTCAGGAAGGCTTGGGGAATGTTCAATATCAAGATTATTCTGAAAATAACCCCATAAGAGATACATTAGGTAGATTTAATTACAAAATAAATCCTGATGGAACAATAAATGTTTTAGACTCATACGATTTTTCAAATCCACAAAGACAACAAAATGTTGTAGATTATGCAAAAATGACTCCAACAGAAAAAGCACTATCAGTTGCAAAAAGTGGATTTTTAAACATTGGATTACCAAATTATATAAAAGGTGTGGCTGGAAAAGCTGGTGAAGCATACATAGGTGCTGATGGCAGACCAGTCAACATAACCTATAACCCAAGTATGCTTCCACAACAAAACGGCACTATTGAACAACAGCCCATGTACACCGACCCTTTTGGAAATACAATCGGTTCATCAATAAGGTAACACTATGGCAACAGATAAACAAGTCAAACTTGAACAAAATGAGTTTTATGAGCCTACTGAGGCTGATAAAGAACTGACTGCTTTTGTTACTGACCATTGCACAAAGTGGCGTGACTACAGAGATACCAACTTCCTCCCTGATTGGCTGGAATACGAGCGTATCTTCCGTGGTCAGTGGGCATCTGAAGACAAAACCCGTGAGTCAGAACGCAGCCGAATCGTAACTCCTGCTACTCAACAAGCAGTCGAGACTCGTCACGCTGAGATCATGGAAGCCATATTTGGTCAAGGCGACTTCTTTGACATTGAAGACAATATCCAAGATGTAAACGGGAATCCTATTGATGTTGAGATGATTAAGAATCAACTCACTGAGGATTTCAAGAAGGACAAAATCAGAAAAGCTATTGATCAGATCGAATTGATGGCTGAAATCTATGGAACAGGCATAGGTGAAATTGTTGTCAAGACTGAAAAAGAGTATGTTCCCTCAACTCGCCCTATTCCTAATCAACAGGGTCAGGCAGCTATTGGCGTGATGGAAAAAGACAGAATTTCTGTCAAGATCATGCCTGTTAACCCCAAGAATTTTTTGTTTGACCCTAACGGTACAAGCATTGATGACTGTATGGGCGTGGCTATTGAAAAATACGTTTCAATTCATAAGGTTGTGCAGGGCATTGAAAGTGGTATCTACCGTAAGGTAGACATTGGTACTTCTGGTGAAGATACTGACCTAGAACCAACCCAAGAAGTCTCGCAATATCAAGATGAAAAAGTTCTGTTGTTGACCTACTACGGGTTAGTTCCCCGTGAGTACCTCAACAACATGAAAGAAAACAAGGATATTGTTGAATTGTTCCCTGAGAATTCTACGGCAGAAGACTACACCGATATGGTTGAGGCCATTGTTGTGATTGCCAATGATGGAATGCTGTTAAAGGCTGAAGAAAATCCATACATGATGAAAGACAGGCCAGTTCTGTCTTACCAAGACGATACTGTTCCAAATCGCTTGCTTGGTCGTGGTACGGTGGAAAAAGCATTCAATATGCAAAAGGCTATTGATGCTCAGACTCGCAGCCACTTGGATTCATTGGCACTGAGTACCTCTCCCATGATGGCGATGGATGCAACACGCTTGCCTCGTGGTATGAAGTTTGAGGTAAAGCCCGGAAAAGCTATTCTGGTCAATGGTTCTCCTAGCGAGATTCTGTTTCCATTCAAGTTTGGTGCAACTGACCCAAACAACCTTGCAACTGCCAAAGACTTTGAGCGAATGTTGCTACAAGCGACAGGAACTCTAGACTCCAATGGCATGATTAGCCAAGCTAGTCGTGATGGTGGCGGTATGTCGATGGCGGTTGCCTCCATCATCAAGAAATATAAGCGTACCTTGGTGAACTTCCAAGAAGATTTCTTGATTCCATTCATCAAGAAGGCTGCTTTCAGGTTCATGCAGTTTGATCCAGAGCGTTATCCCTCTGTTGATATGAACTTCATCCCTACGGCAACCCTTGGCATCATTGCTAGGGAGTATGAACAGCAGCAATTCATTGGTTTGTTGCAGACTTTGGGTGCTAACACTCCTGTTTTGCCTATTTTGCTTAAAGGAATCGTTGGAAACAGCAGTTTGTCTAACCGCATGGAGTTGATGGCTAAGTTAGACGAGATGATGCAACCTGATCCACAGGCACAACAGATGCAACAAGTGCAACAACAGTTGGCTATGCAAGCGGCACAGGCAAATATTGCGGTTCAGACTACTCAGGCAGAACAGAACAGGGCTGAAGCACAGAAATTGTCTGTTGAAGCGCAGTTAATGCCTCAAGAAGTGCAAGCTAAGATGACTGCAAGCCTTACTAAGAATCTTCCTAATCAGGATGATTTGTCTTCTAAGGAGTTTGACAAGCGGGTTAAGATTGCTGAATTGATGCTGAAAGAGTCTGACATTAAAAACAAGTCTAAGATTGTCGAGTTACAGATGGCTGACAAAATAAATGCTCAGTCTCAGGTAAAACAAGACTTTCTTGAAAAACTGACCAATGGGTTAAAGAATGGCTAACATCAGGGAATTAATTCAAAGTATTGAGGCGAATGACTCATCTTTTGATGAGAAGTTAGACGCTATCAATAAGATGGAAGAAACCTTGGTGGCTATGCGCCAGCAAGAAGAACAAGCCGTCCAAGACAATGTTGACTTGATTGTTGAAGCCATCAAGGTGATGGAAAACAAAGTCACTGCACAACTAGAAGTTGCCAAATCCATAGTCCCTGAAAAGGGTGATAAAGGCGACAAGGGTGAACGTGGCTTAGATGGTCGTCAAGGAATAGATGGTAAGAATGGGTTAAATGGTCGGGATGGTAAAAACGGAATTGATGGCAAGGATGGTGTATCTGTCACTGATGCCAAGATTGACTTTGATGGTTCTTTGGTCATTACTTTGTCAACAGGGCAAGAGATCAATGTTGGTGAAGTAGTTGCGCCTGACTTAGCAGAAAAAATTAAAGTTATTAGCACCATGTCTACCAATGGGGCTGTCGGCATCAAAGATGAAGGCACAAGCATCACAAGTGGAGTAAAGACAATTAATTTTGTTGGTGCAACTGTTACTGCTACCAATTCTGGAGATGATGTAACTGTCAATGTAAGCGCAGGAACTGGCACAGTAACAAGTGTTGCGGCTACTGTTCCATCATTCTTGTCTGTTGCTGGTTCACCAATTACGACAAGTGGGACATTAGCAATTAGCTTGTCAGGTACTGCGTTACCAATAGCTAATGGCGGTACTGGTGCAACTACTTTGGCTGGTGCATCTATTGCCACCTACACAGGTACTGAGACATTAACGAACAAACGTATTGATCCAAGAGTTACTTCAGCCGCATCAGCATCAACATTAACACCTGATATATCGGCTAGTGATGTTTATGCCTACACAGCGTTGGCAGCAGGACTAACCATTAACGCACCAACTGGAACACCTCTTGATGGCGATAAATTGATATTCAGGTTGTTGGATAACGGCACAAGCAGAGCATTGACTTGGAATGCAACCTACACAGTCATTGGCGTTACCTTACCAACAGCAACAACCATCAGCAAGACAACGTATGTAGGCTGTATTTACAATGCTAACAACACACGTTGGGATGTAATAGCAGTAACCACACAGGCATGACCATGAAGATTGACTTTTCCTTTTCATCACAGTACGGCACATTTTCAGATGCTTTGCACTTGCCTGACGATCATGCGTTTACAGATGCTGAAATTGAAACCATGAAACAGCAAAGGTTTGATAACTGGATTGCTGTAATTACTGCACCACAACCAAACTATGTGTTGGATACTGATGGAAATATAGTTTTTGATACTGATGGCAACCCTGTGATTGCGGAGTAAAAAATGGCTAATCGCTATTGGATTCTTGGCACAGGCACTTGGAATGCCACCAACACGGTTAACTGGTCTGATTCATCTGGTGGGCTTGGTGGTTTTTCTGTCCCAACTGCGGCAGATAACGTATTTTTTGATGCAAACTCAAACGTAGGAACTACTGCATTTACAGTTACTATGGCAAATACGCCAAGGGTCTGTAATGACTTTACAGCGTCAGGTCTTGATGGAGTAATGACCCTTGCTGGTACAAGTATTGGATTAACAGTATCAGGTAGTCTTACGTTTCAAGCCACGAACTTTACCCGCACATATACAGGCACAACCACATTTAACGCTACAACAACAGGCAAAACTATAACTACCAATGGTGTTGCGTTTGGTGCGGCGGTTACATTTGACGGTGTTGGTGGAGGATGGACTTTAGGAAGTGCTTTAACAGTTCCAATAGGAAGCACAACCACACTAACAAACGGCACATTAGACCTTCAGTCATACACACTCAGCACAGGTATATTTAGTTCAACCAACGCAAACACTAGAACAATTGCTTTTGGTACAGGTCAAATATCTTGTACAGGTACAGGTACTGTGTGGGATACATCAACAGTTACAGGACTGACTACAACAGGCACTCAAGTAGTTAACGTCACAAGTGTTGGCTCTACTGCTATTACTGTTAACACAGGCGCGTTATCAGAAGCAAACTCTATAAGTTTTAATTTTACTGGTGGAACGTATGCGCTAACGTTTTTAGGTACTTCAAACTATTCTGCAAGAAATGCAAACTTTACTGGCTTTGCTGGTACATTGGCTCAAATTGGAATAACTTCGCCTATTATTTATGGAAACTTAACATTGTCCACAGGCATGACGTTAACTTCGTCTACAAGGACACTTGTTTTTGGCGCAACAAGCGGAACTCAACAGATAACAACAAACGCAAAGACAATAGATTTTCCAATTAACTTTAATGGAGTTGGTGGGACATTCCAACTTCAAGATGCGTTGACAATGGGTTCTACAAGAGCCGTTGCCTTGACCAACGGAACATTAGATTTATTTGGAAAAACTTTTACTGCTGGGACTGCGTTTAATATTGCAACAGGCACAAAGAATATTACATTTAATGGTGGCACATTAGTTTGTCCAGCCGCAACAACAAGTGCATTTAACAACGCCGCCCCCACCAACTTTACAACAACCGCAGGGACAGGGATAGGCATGATTTCCATGACTGCCGCAACTGCCAAGACATTTGTTGGTGGTGGTTCTACGTTTAACTGCACACTCAATCAAGGTGGTGCTGGTGCTTTGACCATTACAGGCTCAAACACATTCAGCAACATTACAAACACAGTTCAGCCAGCGTCTGTGCTATTTACGGCGGCAACAACCAGCACGTTTACCAACTTCAGTTTGTCAGGCACGGCAGGAAACTTAATAACCATTGGCTCTGTGACTGCCGCAAGCCATACGCTATCTAAGTCAAGCGGTACTGTAAGTTCAGACTTCTTGTCAATCAGTCGGTCTACAGCTACAGGTGGGGCGGCATGGTACGCAGGGGCAAACTCCACAAATGGCGGCAATAACTCAGGATGGATATTCACAGCACCTCCTGCGCCAACGGCAACAGGCAATTTTTTAATGTTCTTTTGAGGAAACAATGACTCCAGAACTACAAAAGTATTACGAAGACCGTTTTTCCATGATGTCTATGGACGGTTGGAAAGAATTGACTATTGATATTGACAATATGATAGAGTCACTCAATAATATAAGCGTTATTCCTGATGAAAAGACCTTGATGTTCAAAAAAGGTGAACTTTCCATCTTGACTTGGCTAAAAACCTTGAAAGAGGTCAGCGAACAAGCGTATGAGGAATTGAATGAAAAGAATGTATGAATTTGTCTGCGAGAGTGGACACAGAATTGAGAGGTACTGCGATTATGAGACGCAAGTAGCTCAATGTGAGTGCGGTGGTTCAGCCAATCGCACAATCTCTGCTCCAAGCATTAACTTGGAAGGGTGGTCTGGTCATTTTCCATCTTCATGGATGAAATTTGATAAGAAACACCGTGATAAGTTAGTGCAAGAGCGTAAAACCACAACATAAGCATTTATG